CTTTAACGTCTTTACCGACAACTTCATCTGCAATCTTCTTTGCTCCCATAGCTTCTTTAACAGAGTCCTTAAGCTTAGTAAGGAAGCCACGCGGGGGAGAAACGTCTCTGGGCTTGTCTTGAAAGTCAAGCTCCATCTGCAATTGATAATTCATCTTCTTGGAAGGTTCCAGATGTTTCTGGGCTTCAGCAAAAAGTGCATCTCGTTTTGAAATTGCTGTAGATGACGAGGCGTTATTGGTCTTGGGGTTATTTGTTGCTTCATTCACACCTTTATTTTTATTGTTGTTGTTGGCAGAGGCAGACATAATGTGATATCGAGTCTTGACTGTGATTCTCATGATACAAGATTCTTTTCATCCTTGCGAAAATAACGTCTTCTGCGTTAATCATGGGGATGTCATGAGACAGACGTCATTAAGACCAAGAAGCTAATATCTTCGGAACAAGTCACGAAGAGACACTCACTTCTGAAATGACGATTACGGTTTTTAAACCTTTGAACACATCCCGTTAGTATTGCTACCATAAGTGTTCATAAATGAGTTCAAGAGAAGGAGGAAAGAAAAAGAAGCAGGAAGGTTGTAGTTAGTGGAAACTACCGTCAATGCACCGAGGGTTACCCGGCCCGTTATGATACAAACTTCCTACAAAATAAATTTTCACTCAAAAACTTGCAAACATAAAAACTCCTCAATAAGGTATAAAATTGAGGGGTGAAATATCACCATACATGTAGTAACATGATTTAAAGGAACTCACTACAGGGTTAGTGCAGGGTTTTCCCTCCATTGCGAGGATCAGATACTGTATAGGGGTCACGTTTAGAAACTGGGTCCTCGATTGCTGCGGATGCACCGGCGGGTCGTTACCCCTGCCGGCATCATTGCGGTGACTGATACACCCGCAGCAATCGACGATAACCATTTCCAATCCGTCTAGATCTCTTAACAGTCGCAGGGTGGCAAAAACTGGGTACCATTCCAGAATTTAGAGAGGTAAGTTAATTACCTCCTTTCTGCACTAAATTCCCTCTCATGAATTAGCATAGCACCTTCCCGCGCTGAAGAAAGTACTACAATAGTAATGAGGTGCCAAGCTCATACCCTGAAGTTAAACACATCAGGAGTGTATCTGGTTAAACTCTCAAACTCTCTCAACAAAGAAAATACCAGACAAAATTTC